AATCGCCGTGGTGCAGTTCCAGCCGGTCGCAGCGCTCCCGCCAAAGTTCAAGGCTTCGAGTCTCAGAACGAGATGGTTAAGGCAATGAGCGATAAACGCTATGGTCGCGATAAAGCGTACACCGCTGAAGTTGAAGCGAAAGTCCATAACGCTAACTGGTGACACTTAGCGGTCCCTAATTAAAAACCCCCACTATAACAGGAAGATACTTTCGGACATTTCGTCTGAGGTTTTCCTGTGCCCGGAGATAACTGCATAAGGAGAACTATTAAATGGCAAACGCACAAGGTGGTCAACAAATCGGCAAGAACCAAGGTAAGGGTCAAACCGATGCCGACAAGCTTGCTAACTTTCTGAAGGTTTTCGGTGGTGAAGTTCTGACTGCTTTCATGCGTCGTGCTGTAACCATGGACAAACATATGGTTCGCACCATTCAAAACGGCAAGTCCGCCTCTTTCCCAGTAATGGGCCGAACTGCTGGTTACTACCTCGCAGCCGGTGAGAGCCTGGACGACAAGCGTGGTGAAATCAAACACTCCGAGAAAGTGATTCAAATCGACGGCCTGCTGGCTTCCGATGTACTGATTTACGATATCGAAGACGCAATGGTCCACTACGACGTTCGTGCAGAATATTCGGCGCAACTTGGTGAAGCTTTGGCTATCGCTGCTGACGGTGCCGTACTGGCCGAGATGGCTAAGCTGTGCAACTTGCCAGCCGCTGCTAACGAAAACATTGCCGGTCTCGGTACTGCCACTGTTCTGCCAATCGGCACTAAGGCAGCACTCGAAGCAGACGCTGAGGCAATGGGTAAGGCGATTCTGAAAGGTCTGACTGTTGCTCGTGGTAAATTGACCCGCAACTATGTCCCGTCTACTGATCGCAAGTTCTACACCACTCCTGAGAACTACAGCGCAATTCTCGCCGCATTGCTGCCGAACGCTGCAAACTTCTCGGCTCTGACCGATCCTGAAACTGGCAACATCAAGAACGTTATGGGCTTCGAAGTAATCGAAGTTCCTCACTTGACCGTTGGTGGTGCGGGTGACGACCTCGCTGGTACTAACCGCAAACATGCCTTCCCGGCAACCGCTGCTGGTGACGTCAAAGTCGCACTGGATAACGTCGTGGGCCTGTTCAACCACCGCTCTGCCGTGGGTACTGTGAAGCTGCGTGATATGGCTCTGGAGCGTGCGCGCCGTGCCGAATATCAAGCTGACCAAATCATCGGTCGCTATGCGATGGGTCACGGTGGTCTGCGTCCTGAAGCTGCTGGTGCACTGGTTTTCACAGCGGCCTGATCTCAGTAACTGGCGTAACACTTAGCCAAGCAACTATGAGTCTCCAAATCGGAAACACTAAGACGCTGACCGCTACTGTTGCGCCTGCTGAGGCCACTAATACTTCCGTTACATGGACGTCCAGCAATCCAGCTGTGGCAACTGTGAGTTCTGCGGGAGTTGTTACGGCCGTTGCACAAGGAACTTCTACTGTCACCGCTACTACTGTCGATGGTTCTTTTACCAAGACCTGTGCAGTGACTGTCCCAGCTCCATAACCACTTAAAGCCCCTCATCCCGTTTTCTATGGGGCGAGGGGTTTTTTGCTTTCTATTCAATCAATTTCGGGGAGGCCTAATGGCGAACTTTGAATCCAGCATTGAATCCGATCAGGAACTACAGGCTGTTAATGACATGCTCGCCGCAATTGGTGAGTCGCCTGTAAGTTCCCTTGAAGGAGATCCTAATGCTGACGTAGCTAACTGTCGACGCTTGCTTAATCAAGTAAATCGCGAAGTACAGTCCAAGGGGTGGGCCTTCAATATCGAAGAGGGCGCCTCACTGGTTCCCGATAGTTTCTCTGGGCTTATCAACTATCAGACTGACTACCTAAAGATAACTACCGGGGCCTATTCCAATCGTGGTGGTTTTCTTTACGACCAAACTACCAAGACTGATGTGTTTACTCAGCCGGTAACTGTGACCCTTGTGCGTCTTCGGGAATACCAAGAGATGCCTGAGTGTTTCCGTTCATACATCGTGGCTAAGGCGTCTCGACGTTTCAACATTCGGTTCTTCGGGGCAGGAGAAATTGAAGGCTCCTTGCAGGAACAGGAGGCAACTGCATGGGCGGAGTGCCAAGAGTACGAACTTGATTACGGTAACTACAACATGCTCGATGGTGATGCATGGACCGGTGGCCGAATCTCCCGTTAATTAGACAAGGAGGGTCCCATGGGTCTCGTCTCGCAATCAGTTAAGAACCTCAAAGGAGGTATTTCACAGCAACCCGATATACTTCGTTTTAGTAATCAGGGTGAAGTTCAAATCAACGGATGGTCTTCGGAAACAGAGGGCCTTCAAAAGCGCTCGCCAACAACGTTCGTCAAGCGCCTTGGTGGGGTCGGTATGTATGGTGCTAAGCCTCTGGTCCACCTTGTTAACCGTGACTCCATTGAACAGTATTACATGGTGTTTACAGGGCAGGGCGTGGCCGTAGTAGACCTCGCAGGGAACAGTTACCAAGTGCGCGGCTACAACGGTTATGCCAACTGTGCGAACCCACGAGCGGACCTGCGGCTAACGACAGTTGCGGACTATACGTTTGTGACTAACAGAAACAGGGCTACGCGCATGAAGAGCACACTGACTCAGGCCGGTTATATGGGCCTGACTCGGCGCTGCATCATCAACGTGCGTGGTGGTCAGTACGGGAGGACGCTGCGGATTTTCGTTAATGGTGGCTTGTGTGCAGAGCTGAAAATGCCTGTCGGAGACTCAACACCTACGACACCCCCACAAGTGGAACAGACGGATGCCGGTTACATTGCAAGGACTATGGCAGCACAGCTCAGCACCAGCATGGGCGCGTGGGGATGGACTGCGAGCGCGGGAACAGGCTGGATATGTTTAACCGGGCCAACTGACGGAGCCATTGTCACAGTCGCCACAGAGGATGGTTACGCAAACCAGCTCCTCAACTCCTTTGTGTATCAGGTACAGACATTCGCCAAGCTGCCCGCGCAGTGCATAGACGGATACCTTGTGGAAATCACAGGGGAAGCCTCCCGCACCGGAGACAACTATTGGGTCCGCTACGATGCTGCGGGCCAGGTATGGCGGGAGACTGTTAGGCCGGGAATAATCACTGGTATTGATCCGGCTTCGATGCCCCATGCTCTTATTCGGGCAGCGGATGGACAGTTTGATTGGAAGCCCTTGGCGTGGCCTGACAGAACCTGTGGAGATGACCTAACGAACCCCATGCCTTCCTTTATTGGGGACACCATCAATGACATTTTCTTCTTCAGGAATCGTTTAGGTTTCCTCTCGGGTGAGAATGTCGTGATGTCGCGGACAGCGAAGTATTTCAACTTCTTCCCGGCCTCTGTCGCCGCTGTGTCGGACGATGACCCTATTGACGTGTCCATCAGTCACAACCGTGTGAGTATCCTCAAGTACGCCGTACCGTTCTCCGAACAGTTGCTCCTCTGGTCCGACCAAGCTCAGTTCGTACTGTCCTCACAGGGCATCCTTTCGAGCAAGACAATTCAGTTGGACCTCACTACGGAATTCGACGTGAGCGACGGCGCGCGACCCTTTGGGATTGGACGGGGCGTTTACTTTGCGGCACCTCGTGCCAGCTATACGAGCCTGAAGCGTTACTACGCAGTGCAGGACGTGAGCGACGTGAAGTCTGCTGAGGATGTCTCGGCGCACGTACCAAGCTATTTGCAGAATACCCTCTACCACATACACGGCTCGGGAACGGAGAACTTCGTTGCGATGCTTTCTGACCATGCCGAGAATCAGGTCTATATCTACAAATTCCTATACCTGAAAGAGGAGCTGGTGCAACAGTCGTGGTCACATTGGGAGTTCGGTCTAAACAATAGAGTTCTCGCAGCAGATTGCATTGGTTCCTATATGTACCTGCTCAATGAGCGTCTTGGTGTTGGGATGTGCCTGGAGCGAATCGAGTTCACAGCGGACACCGTGGATTACGTGCAGGAGCCTTACCGTGCCTACATGGACATGAAGAAACTCATGACCCCATCGAGCTACAACGAGGACCTCAATGAGACCTACGTTAGTCTTAGTGCGATCTATGGCGGCGTCCCTGACTATCTGTCCGTGTTCTACACACTGGACCCCCAAGGAGTCCTTGAGCGTCACGAGTCAGCCAACTGGAACGCAGACGACCGCATCAAGTTCGTTGGTAATCGGATGGGTACGACGTTCGTTATTGGCCGTGAATACGGCTTCCAATATGAGTTCTCCAAGTTCCTCATTAAGCAAACAGCAGACGACGGGACCACCTCAACGGAAGACATAGGACGCCTCCAGCTTCGCCGCGCATGGGTCAACTACGACACCTCAGGGGCCTTCGAAATCAACGTCAATAACGGCTCCACAGAGTACGTCTATGTGATGGCTGGCGGTCGCCTCGGTACAGAGGTCCGGTTGGGTGAGCTGACTCTTGGGACTGGTCAATACAAGTTCCCGGTGACAGGTAACGCGAAGATGCAGCGGGTCACCGTTTCGTCGTATTCGCCGGTCCCTTTGAACATCATTGGATGTGGCTGGGAAGGTAACTATCTACGGCGTTCAAGCGGCGTGTGAGTCAACGGGGGGGACGTCAAAACCCCCCACTATAACTATGACTCATGCGGAGGATTTAAACGCTATGTACCTGATTAAGGCCACGGAGGCCCACTTGAGGGCTGCTGCTGACGACCTATGCGCGTCAGACCTTCGAGAGTTTCACTGCATGAAAACCGGAAGAGACCCACGCGATGTTCTGCCGAACTCTCTTGATGAGAACGCTCAGGCCATCGTCGTGGGTTCTTTGGTGCTGGCTGTAGGCGGCCACACAAGTCTTGGTATTTGGTTCGTCACCACGAACGTCGTCCATATGCTGAGCAAGGCTGAGCGTTTCCAATTCTATCGGCTTCTCAAAGAGAACTTGGAGTGGGTCAAACGCCGCTCACCAAGTCCCAAAACCAACTGGGTTTCAGTGGACAACCACGCACATATCCGGCTGCTGACAAAACTGGGTGCCTCCTTCAACGAAGGCATCTTTATGTCTCCTGCCGGATTTGCATTTAAACAATTCTGGCTATAGGAGGAATCGCTATGTGCGAACCCGTAAGCATCGGCATGGCAATCGTTGCCGTCGCTGGTGCAGCTATGAGTGCATCTGAAGGAGCAAAGGCTAAGGGTCAGATGACCGACAACGAACGAAAGCAGCAGAACGAAGTGGTCAAGCAAGCGAACTTCGCTGAGAACGACCAGAAGCTTGCAACTGTAGATAAGAATGACGAAGCCCGACGCCAGCTTACCGAAGTCAACCTTCAGGCCATGCGGAACCAAGGGACCATTAACACGGCCATCGGTGAGTCAGGCTTGTCCGGCAACTCAATGGACCGGCTGAAGAACTCAGTGGCGAACGATGCATCCGCTCAGAAGATGAACATCACGGATAACTACTCCCGAGACTATCAGGCCATCTTTGCGAATCGTGTGGGTTGGCGGTCTCAAGGAGCAAGTGCAACAGTCAGTTAATGGTTTCGAGCTTGTTGCTCGCTAATAGCTGAAGGTAGTCAACCAGTACTTCGACCGGAAACTTCCAACCCAGCGTCTGGCGTGGTCGAGTGTTCAGCATGTCGGCAATTTCGTCCAGTCGCTCCTGGCTGACTAGGGAGAGATCAGTGCCTTTGGGCAAATACTGGCGCAGCAAGCCATTGGTATTTTCATTGCTGCCGCGCTGCCAGGGGCTGTGCGGATCGGCAAAGTAAACCTTCATGCCGGTGTGGGCCGTGATTTCGGCGTGGCGAGCCATTTCACTGCCTTGGTCGTGCGTCATGGTTTTCAGCAGCGATGGCGCCATGCGCGACATCTCTCGGGTAATGGCTTGAGCGGCTGCCTCGGCGGTCGGTGCGTCGAGTTTTGCCAAAATCACGTAACGGCTGGTGCGCTCAACCATCGTGGCGACAGCAGAGCGGTTATTAGCCCCGATGATCAGATCGCTTTCCCAGTGGCCGGGGACAAGGCGATCGGCAACCTCCGGCGGACGCAAGTGGATACTGAGCTCCGCAGGATAGCGCTCTCGACGTGTGGCACTCTGGGTTCGCGGGCGGCGCTTGCCCTTACCTTGGCGCAAGTAGCTGATGAGCTGGCGCTTCAGTTCGCCTCGCGGGTAAGCATAAATAGCCAAGTAGATAGTTTCGTGACTCACATGTCGCTCGGGGTGATCGGGCCAGATACGTCGTAGTCTGCTGGCGATTTGCTGGGGTGACCAGCCAATGCGCAACATTTCTATGATCACTTGGAACAATTCAGAGCCAGAACACAAGCGAGGCTCACGGCGCGGCTTGTGACGCAGCTCTCGGGCCCTGTTTGCGGCGTGAACTGAATCGTATCGGCCCAACTGGCTGTTGCGCCGGATCTCACGGCTGATGGTGCTGGGATGACGCCGAAGTAAAACCGCGATAGCTCGCAGGGTAAGTTGTTGAAGCTGCATCACCATGATGGCGACCCGCTCCTCGGTGCTGAGATGTGTGTACGTCGTTGGCATGGGCAACACCTTACATCAGGTGTTGCACTTGCTCCTTGAGACCGCCGTTCCTCTGAGAACTCTAAGGCGGCTGTGCGTGGTCTGGGCGGTAATAAGTACAAGGTGAACAACATCGCAAATGCCTTGAACATCGTTTCGGCAGGCGGTTCCGGTTATGCGGCAGGCGAGAGCATCTCCGCTTCCAATGCATCCAAGAACAACGCCAAAGGAGGTAAGTAATGGCTAATGAATTGGCTAACGCACTGAATCAATCAGCGCAATCAATGGGAGGACGCCAAGGCTTTAAACCCGGTCAGGGCACTGGCTATCAAGCTGCTCGCATCAAGGCCGAAACCACGGACACATCTCTTGGGGATGCAATGCGGAACTTCGTGAAAGCCGGTGCGGATGCCTATGGGACGTATGCAGCCAAGCGTCAGTCCCAGGCAGACGAACGCTCCAACGAGATTATCCGCAAGCTGACCCCTGAGCAGCGCCGCCAAGCTATCGGGGAGGGCACTTTGCTGTATGCAGATGACCCGGATGCTATGCAGCAACTGCGCCTTAAGTCTGGCCGGAATGCTGCCTATGAGGTGGACAACGAGGTCCAGACAGAAATCCAAAAGGGTTCCTTTCGATCCCGCCAAGAGCTGGACGAATGGCGCCAGACTCGCATGGAGCAGAAGTCCAAGAACTATGCAGAGATGGCGGGTATTGATCCTAATGACGCCATGTACCAGCAAGGTTTTAACGCTGACATCACCAAGCGCAACGCTGCCGTCTATGACCTGCACTCACAGTACCTCTCGAAGAACCTTGAGACTCAGGCAGTCCTTGAGACTCAGGCAGACCTTCAGCCAATGCTTGATGACCCTAAGACGCTGGGTAATCCGGCCTCAGCGGACCACTTCACGAGCTACTTCAACAACGGATTGAAGACCGGGATATTTCCGAGTGACGGCCACGCAGTCCAAGCGCTCCAGCGCGTTGCATCTGCCGCTGTCGACAAAGAGGGCGGTGTGACACTGCTGGACAATCTCGGAGACAAGACGCTCAACGTTTACGGTGGTCAACGTCGTGTCGCTGACTTACTGGGTCCTGAGATGATGGACAACCTGAAGATGAAGGCCGCGACATCGGCATACACACGGGACTCCAAGCGCAACGAGACATTTGAACTTGGCCTGGCTAACGCTGTGAATGATGCCGATCCTGCAAGCGGATGGCAGAAACTCAACAAGCTGGAGCAGGGTAACGATTGGATTCAGACGGGCGAGCAGATGACACCTCAGCGCCAGAAGCTCATCGCCGCCAAAGCTCAGATGATTGCCAAGGTGTCCCAGCAATCCCAAGCAGGGCTCGTTAAATTGCAGCAGTCAGCTCAAGCGGACAACCGGCAAGCTGTGATTGACGATGCCTATTCGCGCCGGATGGCAAAAGAGAACGTAGCAGTCTCCCCTAAGTTACTGCCTGTGAATGACAGCACTGGGGAATTCAAAGAAAGCGACATGGCCACCTATGCAGCGAACAAGCTGAATCAGATAAACGCCATGGAGATTCCCGAGTCGAGCAAGTCAGAAATGAAAGCGGCCTTGCTGCGAGCTGACTATGACAAGGGGCCATTCCAAGAGAACTTCAAGGCGCTCCTTACAGACGCCTCGCGGGAATGGCAGGGGGCTTTGCTCAATCCTGAGCCAACTCAAGAGATGCCCCGACTGAAGGAGCTGCAAGCCGCCTATCAGCAAGACCCCTCAACCATCGCTCAGCTCTTCCCAGATCAAGCAGGGCTCCTTGAGAAACTGCGTTATTCCGCTGAGTCAGGCATTGACCCTCAGATTCTCATTGATGCCGAAAAGTCCAAGAAGAACCTCAGCAAGGACGAATCCAAATACCGAGATGAACAGTGGGCCTCGGTGAAGAATGACGGCGGCTTCAAGGAGCTGAAATTCATCCCCGGACAATTCGAAGGTCAGGCCCGCCAAGTCTTCGACGCGGTGACTTTACGCTCTGGTGATTCCAACGAAGCGGCACGGGCTGTCTCCGATTACCTCTCAAAAACGGCCGTCTCGTTCACTGAGTCAACCGGCTGGACAGGCTCTAACAGTTTCCACGGGATGGTAAGTAAGCGGGACCTCATGACTGACGTGAACGACGTCAACTCGTGGGAGACCGGTAAGTCAATCGTTGATGAAACCATGCAGGGCCTCAAGAAGGACGCCGATTGGGGCTCAGGTGGACTCACGGTAACTTCGTCCCAAGGAAACATCATCATCCAGTCACTCACGGGGCGCCGTCTCCGACTCAGTAAGGAAGCCCTCGGGAACCTTGCGCGGGATCGTGCAGCTCAGCAACAGCAAGCGCTCTTCGATAAGAACGTGAAGTCAGCTCAGAAAACTCAAGAAATCCACGAGCGTTACATCCTCGGAGGAGCCCGCAAACAATGACCTAAACAGGAGAAATGAATGACTGATTACGCATCGGTGAAGGCCAAAGGCACGCCCTACGACAGCCTTATTCGACAAGAAGCTGATCGCAACAACATCCCCTACGACTACATGCACAAGCTGATCTACAACGAATCCAGCTTTAACCCCACTGCTGAATCCCCGACAGGCCCCTTGGGTCTTGGCCAGATGACGGAACTGACAGGCAAGGCTTACGGACTGATGACGCCAGCGGACCGAATGGACCCGGTGAAGGCAATCCCAGCAATTGCCCGCCATCTCAAAGACCTCAGCGGTGCCTACAAGGGCGACTTACTGAAGACCGCGTTGGCGTACAACCAAGGACAGGGCCGTTTAGGCTCCCCACAGTTGTCCGCTCTGGACTCGGGTGATTTCACCAAGATCAGTCCAGAAGGCCAAAACTACATGCGCAAGCTGCTGGACGTTTCCGGTGACTCACCATCACGCCAGTGGTTCGATGCTCAGGAGGTGACCAATCCCGGCATCAACCCAAAGGCTCAAGCCGCCACCTTTGAGGGTGCTACGCAGGGCGTGGCGGCAAGCTCCAAGGTCCGTGTAGGCGAAGACCTGCCCCAACTGGGGAACATGAACCTTGATGGTGGTACGGCGCCTCAGACACAGCAGGATTACATCACGCTGTCCGACCACATTGGGAAGCCTGAGAAGGGCGCCTTTGAGGGCACTGGTGATGCAACTGCTGCCTCATTGGCTACGTCCCCGGTCGCTTCGATCTTCCGATACGCCACACAGGAGGACCATGACCCGCTGGACTGGGTGAACCCTACAGACAACTCTCAGTGGACCGCTGAGGACTACGACATGATCCGCAAGGAAGGCGTAGACCCTCAATACTTCAGCTTCGTGCAGGACTACGCCAAGGGCAAACGGGCCAACCTCCCGAATGCCATTGCCATGGCAAAAGAAAACATGGAGTACGAACGGCGCATCAATGGAGCCGGTACGGGCGCTCAGATCGTTGGGGGCTTTGCCGGTGCTGGACTGGACCCACTGACTTACGTGCCTGTGCCTGGGGCAACTGGGGCTCGCCTAATTTCCCGTGTTGCGCAAGGTGCAATGTACTCAGGCGCCGCCGCTGTAGCGTCCGAGGGGCTCCGTGAAAACATGACGGGCATTGAGGGGCACTACGGAACTGCTTTGGTCGGTGGGGCCCTGTTCGGTGCAGGCGCCACAGCTTTGTTCGATAAGGCCCTGAGAGCGGCTCCTAAAGCTGCGCCTCGCGTCGATGTCCCAGATGCTGACCTTGAGGCGATCCTTGCGAGGCACGGTGAGTCTGCCTTGCCTAACGAGCGTGTAGACCTTCACCCCTTCATGGAACCAGACGCTAATGAGTTCGCCGGTCCGAGCATTCGCTTGGAGGTCCGTGAGACTGCCCGTCAGTTGGGTCAGGAAGACCCTTCACGCTTCCCTTGGATGGCAGGTGAGGAGCCTAAAGAAGCCTTTGGGGTCACCTATGTGGATCATCCAAACGAGCCGGGTGCTGTGCGTTTGCAGGACGGTTCGATCCTCTCAGCCACCAATCCCCTCAATCCAAAGCTTCTGGCTGAGGCCGCTGAGGTGATGCCTGATCGCGCTGCTAAGGGCGTCTCTATGGGCGGTTTCACAGAGATAGGCTACACGCTCAACCGGTCGGAGAGCCCTGATGTCTTGGCGATTGGCAGTCAGCTCTTCCGTTCTCCTACAGGGACCCTCACAGGCTCAAATGGGAAGTTTGGCGCTACCGCTTCAGACATCATTGAGCGCATCCAAGGTCAGGACCATGTGACCTACAACAAAATGTCGGAAGAGGTCTTGGAGGCCATCAAAGACCCGAGCTATGCGATGACTGATGGTGGCCGTCAGGCTCACATTGAACGTGCATTCCGCCGTGTCGCGGAGGCTATTGAGGAAGTGTCAGGCAACAAGCTGACCCAACTCACGGCAGGCGAACGGAAGCTTATGGACACCATCAAGAGTCACTACGACCTTAAAGGTGACTATCTGGCTGCACCGGCTCAGTTTGGCAACCGCAAGGCTCGCCCTGTGCTGCCCGAGACGCGCCATGCTGGTTCCTACATCCCTAACATCTATTCGACTGCTGCCAAGAATCTTCACCTTCAGAAGTTCGGCGGTCAGGATGGGCTTCAGGACGCCATCAAAGAGTCATGGCTTGCCAGCTACGCAGCTCGGCCTCACGTCAGATCTCGGGTTGATAACTACCTGAAAGATGCCGTGGAGGAAGAGCTGAAGGCACGGATGCCTAAACCAGTTGGGAAGAAACCAGCGGTCCACGTCGATGCGGTGAAGCTTCGCGAAGAAGTCTTGAATGAATTGGTCGAGGACTACGCCACGCGGAAGGCTTTCGGTGTTGCTAAGTCTGAGGACTTCGATGAGTCGAATCTACTTTCATTAGGCGACCAAGGAAGTATTCCCGGCTCGATGGGGCTGGCCTCCAATAACTTCCTCGAAGGGCGGCACCTGTTTGATTCAGACATGGCCGTGCCGCTTTCAGATGGCTCTCAGTTTGCCGTCAATGACCTTCGTGAGTTTGACTTGTCGCGCATCACTCCCAGCTACGACCGCCGTGTTAACGGTGATATCGGGATCATGGGCGCTACAGGCAGGACCACAGCGGAACTCCTTCACGACATCACCAAGGTGAAGACCCCTGTGGCATCTGAGCGTAAGGCCCTTGAGGAGTCCATTAAGATTCTGACAGGTCGTGCCCGTCGTGATCCTGAAGGCGCCTTAGCGACAGCTTCCCGTGCCCTAACTGACATGAGCTTCTTTGCGAAGAACGCCTATATGGGCGTGCAGTCCATCACTGAGGTTGCCGGTATGGTGACCAAGGGACATACGCGGATGCTCTTGAAGGGCGTCCCGATCCTGAAGGACATGACTACTTGGGGCTCCAAGATCAAAGCGGATGACCTCGCGGACATGCATCTGATGGTCTTTGGGCGTGAGTTGGATAACCACATACGCCCGACTCGTCAGGATATCATTCAGCGACTTCGTGACCATGCTGACACCAACCCGGCGCTCGCTGAGGCCGTGGGGACAGTCAAGTACGTCACCCAAGAGCTGTCAGCGCGTTCGCCGTTCACCAAGTTCCTCACAGAGTCTTCCAACTACATCGCAGACGCAGGCCGTCAGGGCGTCCTCTCGGACTTCGTGAATCATGTCGTTGCGGGCCGTACATCGAAGCTCTTTGATCCTGAACGCCTCAAGTCGATGTCGATTACTCCTGAGCAGTTCGCAGGGATGAAGGACCTCATTGCGAGTTACGTGAAAAAGCAGTCCGATGGATCCTACAAGGTCACTGATCGTGCAGCTTTCCAGCGTGATCCACGGACAATGGACCTATGGCGCATGGGCGATAAGATCGCTGATGAAACCATCCTGCGTCCTCACAAGTTCTCGTCGGCGGACACTGAGGCCTATGGCGCGGGCGTGAAGATGGCGATGCAGTTCAAGAACTTCACGATGCGCTCAGTCAACTCCAGGCTGATCCGTGGTTATCACGATGCGACGAAGAATGGCCGTGCGATTGACCAAACCATGCAGGCTGTCCTTTCGACGGGTCTGGCTGTGTCTGGCTATGTTGCAATGAAGTACAGCCAAGCGGCAGGGATGCCCAAGGACCAGCGTGAGAAGTTTCTACAGCAATCACTTGATCCCAATATGTTGGCCTACGCGGCTATCTCCCGCAGCTCTCACATAGGCGCACCGCTGGGCTTGGTGAACATCGTCGCGGCACCTTTGGGATTCGATCAGGCCGCAATGGTCCGGTCCTCGATTCTCCCTCGGGGCCCTAAAGAGCAGCGTCCTCAAGGTGCCATGAAGTACAGCGCAACGAAGGACGATAGAACCACCGCCGTCCTCGGGCGTGTCGCTGAGCAAGTTCCGGCTTATGGGGTTCTCTCCAGCGTTGGACAGGTTGGCTACAACGCCTTCGGGGCATCCGGTACGGACTCCCGCCGTGCAGACCAAGAGTACATGACAGGCGTTTTCAATGGCCTGCGTGGGCTCGTGCCCAACGATCCAGTCAGTCAGAAGTTGCTGCTAATGATGATGGAAGGGCAGGGCGTAGAGATTCGTTAAAAGCACCCACTATAAGCAGGACAGAAACCTTGGTGACACCTTTGGGTGTGCGCCTCAGGTCACTTTGTCCTGCTTTCATTCATCTGAAAGGAGGTATTAATGGCCGCACCTAAAACCGTCCTCACGTACCCACTTAACGGGGCCTTGAAGGACTTCGATATTCCATTTGAGTACCTCGCCCGCAAGTTTGTAGTTATCACCTTGGTGGGGGCGACTCGACGGGTACTCGTCTTAAACGCTGATTATCGCTTCGCCACCCGCAAGTTAATCTCTACGACTACCGCATGGGGCCCGGCCCAAGGGTTCGACCTTATTGAGATTCGTCGAGTTACATCCGCGACTGATCGGTTGGTCGACTTCAGCGACGGTTCGATTCTACGGGCCTACGACCTGAACACCGCACAGGTGCAGTCGCTGCATATTGCAGAGGAAGCAAGGGATTTGACCGCTGACACAATCGGCGTAAACAACAGTGGCAACCTTGATGCTCGTGGGCGTCGTATCGTGAACCTCGGTGACGCTATTGATCCGGGTGACGCTGTAACGCTTCGACAGGAACAAGCATGGGGCGCTTCGGCGTTGAACTCTGCGAACGCTTCGGCAAACTCTGCGACTGCAAGTCAGACCTCTCGGTTGGCCTCTGAGTCTGCCCGTGATGCTGCGCTGGCCTCTAAGAACGCCGCTGCTCAGAGTGAGGCAAACGCTATGAAGTGGTCCGCAAACGCTGAGGACTCGGTGGTCTCTGGTGGTCTCTATTCGAGCTATCACTACTCCCGTAAGGCAGCCGCTCAGGCAGTCCTTGCGACCAGTAACGGTGCCGCTCAGGTAGCCCTTGCGACGACTCAAGCAGGTAACGCTCAGACAAGTGCTAACGCCTCTGAGGTGTCAAACCTGTCGTCCAAGGATTGGGCAACGAAGACTGAGGACGTTGTGGTATCCGGTGGTCTCTATTCGAGCTATCACTACTCCCGCAAGGCCGCTGCAAGTGCTACTGCTGCAAAGACCTCTGAGACGAACTCGAAGACCTCTGAGACGAACTCGAAGACCTCTGAGATCAATGCCGCTGGCTGGGCTGCTGGGCTGAACATTCCGACTGCCACTGGTAACGGTGGCAAGATGCTTGCTCAGAAAACCAACGAGAGCGGCCTTGAGTACAAGGACCTCGCTCAGTTGCTGACAGACCCGTGGGCATTGCAGCCTATTGGTGTCCACATCCCTCTTGAGTTTGGTGCACCGTTGCCACCAACGAACCAGTCATACCGCTACGTCGCTCTGGATAATGACGCAACGTACAACGGCAGTGTTCTGACCTCTATCTCGGTGACCGGCGCTGATCCACTGATTGTTGCAACCGCTGTGATTAACCTCGCGGGTTCCCCAATGAACGGCAACACAATCAGGCTGAGCAACGAAGAGCGTCGATTCCTACGTGCTGGCAAGGCCGTGAAGCTTGATGACTCTGCCAACTTGGCGCACAACCACGCCGTAACCGATCCGGGTCACGCCCACGGAACCCCAGTGGGTCTTGGTACTGCATATACAGCTGGTGGTGTGTACGGGCCTACCTCCGGTGGTGGCGGTACGTATGGCAGCACTACCGGTATCTCCATTCAAAACAACGGCGCA